ATGTACTACGGCGGGTTTTCTTCTTGACGGTTTTCCACTTTATGAAATGAGGAAGGTATGTATTGATATATTAAGGGGCAGTAAGACGGACGATACCCAGTTCTCATTAATATACGAACTAGATGACAAAGACGATTATACCGACAAGAAGAACTGGATCAAATGTTGTCCAAGTCTTAACCATACAGTATTCGAGTCCTATGTAGAGGACCAGGTACAGGCGGCCCATAACAATACCGCCCTTGAACTTGGTGTCAAAACTAAGAACTTCAATATCTTCTGTCAGTCTGTAGAGACTTGGATTCCAAATGATTATATTAAAGCTTGTATGCAACAGGTTGATTTACAAGACTTTATTGGTATGACATGTTATGGTGCTGCTGACCTTTCAGCAGTATCTGACTTGACATGTACTACTATAATGTTCCCACCTGATGAAACAAGGGACAAATGGTCTGATAAGTTCGTGTTTAAAACTTATTTGTACATACCTAATTCAGCCCTGGATGAGTCCGTAAACAAGAACATATATAAGAACTGGATTTCAAGAAAGGAAGCGATATTGACTGAAGGAAACGTCGTAGATTACGATCAAATATTGAAAGATCAGGTAGATTTTATGCAGAATAATCCATATAGTCTGTTTACATATGATAAATGGAATGCCACACAGTGGGCCATTAACGCCACCCAAGAGGGTCTTCCTCTTGAACCATATAGTCAGGCGCTCGGTAACTTCAACCAGCCTACCAAGTATATGGAAATGCTTATCAGATCCGGAAAGTGTATTATAGACTATAACACGGCCGTACTTTGGTGTTTCAACAATGTAAGGTTAAAAGTAGACTATAACGACAACGTAAAGCCTGATAAGAATACTAAAGAACAAAAAATTGACCCTGTTATCAGTATGTGTATGGCTTTGGGCGGATACTTATCTGAGAACGGATTGGATGTCGAAATCGTGTAATATAGAAATATTTACGCGATTTTTCAGTTATTAAGCAAAAAAGTTCCTATATTAATATATAGCTAGCACAAATATACCCTTATGTATACTAATGGGTCTTTTTTCACGCAACAATAAACCGGTAAATAATACAGAAAACAGAGATAATGAAAAGCAGGAGTATACTGTTCCAGTAGGTCTTGATTTTTTAACTTCTATACTAGGAAAAGGTGAAGCTACAGCGGTTTCCGCATTCTTTTCAGGTGTTCAGTTGATTTCTTCAACGATAGCTTCAGTACCTATTCATGTACGTAACGTAAAATCCGGTGAAATCATATACAGTTCCGTTGATTCTGCATTCGAGAACAGCCTTTTGAGCAAATTCAATTTGATGAAGCAGATAATCTGGGACCTTTATATCAACGGTAACGGCCTTTTCTATATCAAGAGAGCTGCAGACGGTTCTCCTGTAGAACTTGTATACTGTCCTTATAACTCATATTCAATCATGTATAATGAGGTTTCAAGGCAGTTATATTACTTGATTCCTACTGTTTCTAAGAAGAAAGTAGAGCCGATTAACGTCATTCATCTTGTAATGAACAGCAAAAACGGTGTAATCGGTCAGGGAATTCCTACATATGCAAGGAAACTTCTTGATATCGCTCTTGCTACAGACAACCATGCTAAGAATTACTTCGAAAACGGTGCAAATATAGATGGTCTTCTTAAATCATCTAAACCACTTACAAGTGCTCAAAAACTTGATATTAAACAAAGTTGGCAGACTGTTCATGGTGCTGGCAAGCAAGGTGGAATTGCCGTAATCGGCAACGATATGACTTATACTCCTATTGGTAACAGTGCAAACGACGCTCAGATGATTGAAACCAGAGAGTTTAACGCAAAGGCAGTTTGTCAGTATCTCTGTGTTGATCCTATCCTTTTAGGTATATCCGGTGTAACTAGCTATAATAGTTTGGAACAGAGCCAATTAGCATTTTTATCACACTGTATTTATCCTTTAATTGCATTGATTGAGGCAGAATTCAACAGAAAACTTATCAAACCAAGTGAAAAAGGTAAGATTTACATCGATTTCGATGAAAACCATATAGCATTTGCTGATAAGACCTCAACAAGTAACTTCTATAGCAACCTTGTTAAGAACGGTATAATGACGATTAATGAAGCAAGACATAACCTTGGTTTAAGTCCTATGGAAGGCGGCGATAAGCTTATAATTCCTTTCACTGATGTAAGTCAGAATACTGTAGGAAACGATAAAAATAACGACAACAAAGATAATGAACAAGATAATCAGAAGCAGTAAGGAAATCAGGGCTCATGCTGATTCAAGAACGATTGACGGTTATGCTGTCGTATTCGATTCCTGGAGCAGGGATCTTGGTGGATTTACTGAAATAATCAGACAGAGTGCCATCACCCAGGAACTTTTAAATGAGTCCGACGTGATCGCAAACATCAACCACGACGATAACCTTATGTTGGCAAGATGGGTTGAAGGTGAAGGTACTTTAAAACTTTCATTGGATGAAAAAGGACTCAAATTCGAGTTTGACTGTCCTGAAACAGAAAGAGGAAACCAGCTTTTATGGGATATCAGAAACGGTAACTTATTCGAGTGCAGTTTCTGTTTCGCTTTACCTGATAACGATACTTGCCAAAGATGGTTCAGGGATGAATCAGGTTCCTTAAAGAGAGAAATTACACAGATTGGTTGGTTACACGATGTAAGTATCGTATCACTTGCAGCTTATCCTGCCACTTCTGTAAGTAACAGAGAACAAATCGACATCGAAGCTATTACAAGAAGCCTTGACGAAGCAGAAGCTGAACAGAAAGCAGCTGAAGAACAGGCAAGAAAAGACGAGATTATAGCTACTCTTGATGTCAGATTGAAAGACTTTTTGAATAAAGTAAATATATAATTAATTGACTATGAATTCATTGGAAATTGCTGATAAAAAAGCTCAATTAATTCACAGAAACATGGAAATTCTTGCTAAGGCTAAGGAAGAAGTACGTGAATTAAGCGCAGATGAAGAAAACGAGTTCAAGGCTAACGAAGATGAAATCCAAAATCTTGATGAGGAACAGAAAGAGTTAGACAAAGAGCTTGAAGAAAAAGATTGTTCTGAAAAAGATAAAGAAGAACAAAAATCACACACAAATAAAAATATTATCGATAATAAGATGAAAAATTCAAATTACTCATTAATTGAGGAAATCAGAAATTCAGTAAAGACTGGCGAACAGATTGTTCTTGACAGAGCTTATACAGTTGCAAGCGAAGGTGAAGACCTTGTACAGACTGACGTTTTCCACGTTATCGAGCCTCTTAGAGCAAAGCTTGCTTTAGTTGAAGCTGGTGCTCATTTCATGAGCGGCCTTAAGGGTGACGTTCAGCTTCCTATCATGACTGCAGGTAATGTTGCATGGGCAGGTGAAACAGCTGATGCAACTGACGGTGCTGGTTCATTCAGCAACGTAGTTCTTTCTCCTAAGAGATTAACTGCATACGTAGAAGTATCTCTTCAGTTACTTGAACAGGATACTGTTGGTGCAGAAGAAGCTATCAGAAACGACCTTATCAAGAACATCGCTCAGAAGATCGAAAGCACAGTTCTTTCTTATAATGCTGGTACAGCAACACAGCCTCAGGGTTTAGCATACAACGTTGCTTACACAACTGTTGCTGACTACGACGATCTTTGCGACTTCGAAGCAGGTCTTGAAGAGAATAACGTATATGGTGACATGCACTATATCCTTTCTCCTAAGGCTAAGGCAACTCTTAGAAGCACAATTAAGGGTACAAACAACACTGGTATGATTATGAGCCAGGGTGAAGTTGACGGTGTTCCTGCTGTTTCTACTTCTAACGTTCCTTCTAAGTACTTCTACTATGGTGACTTCAGTAACTTATTCGTTGGTACATGGTCAGACATCATCCTTGATGTTGTTAGAGACAGTGCTTCACTTAAGAAAGGCTGCGTAACTCTTGTAGTTAACATGTACGTAGACGCTAAGGTTGTAAGACCTCAGGCTATCGCAGTTGGTAAGGTAGAATAAAAATTGTTGGCTACTTGTTAGTCGACACATTGTTTCATTTCTATCATATTTATTCAAGTGGGGCGGCTATAGACGCCGCCCCTTTATTAAAAAACAGAGACGATTATTTATGGAATATCTTAGATTAGAAGACATTAAAAAGCACTTAAATATTGATGCCGCATTTACTGATGATGACAATTATTTGACATCATTAGGTACTGCATCTGAAGATGTTGTAAGCAAATACATAGATTATCCATTGTCTCAATTGAAAGATAGTAGTGGTGATATTCCTAATGCTCTTAAGTTTGCTATGCTGCTTTGGATCGGTACCATTTACGCAGTACGTGAATCTACAACATCAGTAAACACTACTCCGATGCCGCACAGCCTTGAAATGCTTTGTGATTTATATCGCGACTATAAATTAACCAATGAAAAGTAATGTACGCTGGACTTTTAAGAGAAAAGATTGAAATATATGATTTTGTAAAGACGAAATCAACAACGGGCGTTATATCAGAGACACAGACAAAGACTTATGAGTGTAGGGCCAAGGTAGGTCATATTTCAGGTTCCAGACAGGTTATAAACGGTGAAATCACTACGCCTTATATGAAAAATTTTGTTTGTCGAATATATGTTCCTGTAGGTGATTCAAGTCAGATTAAGTATAAGGATAAGTTTTACAGGGTTATAAGTATAGACAAGGATCCTGAAATGCAGCAGCAAGTAATTATAGCGGAATTAGTAGAAGAATAATGCAAACAATAGTTAACGATGATTTCAGCGTAATATATGCTAACTGGTCAAAAGAGGTTATGCAGGAAGTTGACAAGGCGTTGAAAAAGTCTATCAGAACTGTTGCCAAAGAGCTTCAAGAACAGACGATTTCAAACGCCAGGGCCGGTATTAAGACATATAACAACCACGCGTTTAACGGCGAAAATTATGAAGACGAAAACATACTTGATGCTGTAAGGATTACGAAGATGCAGCAGCGTTACGATGAGGATAAAATTTATCAGAAGGTACATGTAATGGGTACAGGAAAGAAGAATTCAAAGACTTTCAGGTTCAGATTCCTTGAAAAAGGTACAAAAGAAAGAAGTTATACTGATAAGAAGGGTAACGAACACAGATTAGGACATATAGTAGGCAGAAGATTCTTTAAAAAAGCAAAACAGCAGATTACGGATCCTCTTCCGATTTTTGAGGAAAACATATCCAAGGTGGTACAGAAAATTAATAACGGATGATAAATGAGACAACACAGTATTAAGACTACATATCTGATACATAAAGTATTGGTTGAAAACCAGGACCTTATGACACTTATAGGTGGTGCAGCACATGTACAGTTGCTTATAGGTGATCCTGATATCAATACAACGTATCCGATAATCAATATAAAAAGGGATCTTGTATCTCCTATGAAGTCAAATAAGGATTTCGGTTCAGACAGGGTACAGTTCTCTATTAAAGTATATTCAGACGATTATAAAAGTTCGATTGATATAGCGGATGCAATAAGGTTCGCGCTTGAATGGCACACTTTCCAGGATCAGGATACTGAAATCAGGCTTGTAAATGTAGAGCTTGTTTCATGTTCAGAGAACTGGGTAAGGGACGCTTACGAGCAGTCTTTGACGTTCAATTCCGAAGTTGAACATCCGATTCCTAATCAGACTACTTAAACAAATATAAATATATGCATATAATAAAATTATGAGTAATTCAAATATCCGTATAAAAGGACACGATGTAATGATGTTTTCAGCTGCAGGCGAATCATTTGCTTTCGGTACAAATGCATCAATTTCTATTAACTGTGAACTTCAGGATATCAATGATAAGGATACTTCTATTTACGGTAAGAAAGCACCTGGTAACGTTACCTGGTCATTAACATCAGATCACACACTTTGCTGGGACGAATTCCTTAATTGGCAAGAAAGAGCTCAGAACCAGACAGATCAGAACAGATTATTCATGTGGTATGGTCTTAGAAAGGGTTATCAGGGTGGTCCAGACGAAAACGACACAACTTACGGTAAGCTTTCTTATGTAAACGACGGTGCCGACGGTAACAGAGTTATCGATACCAATACATACGCTCTTTGCGGTTATGTATTCATTGAATCTCTTACACAGAATTCACAGGACGGTGAGTATGGTAACTATACCGTACAGTTCCAGGGTGACGGTAACCTTACAAAAGCTAAATTCACAGCTTAAGACATTCAGGTTAAACATTTAAGCGGCAGGTCTGTATTGTAAAATACAGGCCTGTTTTTCTATATTAATATATATAGCGATAAATATAAATCATTTAAAATATGATAGTAAAAATAGCTGAAAAAGAGCCAGTAGAGTTAAGGTTCACATTCAATTCATTAGTAGAATTCGAGAATAAATTTAATGAACCAATGTCAGTCGACCATTTAAGTTTAAACCAGATGTTGTGGTTTTATTATTATGTAGTTCTTTGTTCAAAGAAGGGATGGCAGACTAACGCCTGGTTGAGTAAGGAAGAATTTGACGAATGGCTTAATGACGATCCTACAGTACTTAACGGTCTTGCTCAGTTCGTAATCGATAACGTCAATATGAACGACGTACTTGGCGGAGATAAAAAAAAAGCATAGAGGAAATAAGTCAGACGGACAAGCAGAGGGCAAGGAAGTTTTGTTGGGCTAAAGAGTTGATGAAAACGCTTGTATTTGAATACAGGATAGTCCCGTTCAGCTATTTTATTGATGAAATGGGTGTAAACCAGGCTATTATGTGTATGGAATACATAAAATGGACGGATATAACGTTAAAATCTCTTATCAGATACAATATTTGGAACATGTATCAGAGCAATGCGTTTTATAAGAATCCTAATAAGGTTGAAAATATCATGGAGCTTCCGTGGGATAAAGAAAACGAAATACATTCAATATCTACAGAATCTGACAAGAAAGAACAGAGAGAAAAGATGAAAGAACTTGAAGAAATGATGAAAAGAGGCAATTTAGTTCAAGAAAAATTTATGTAAAATGATTAAATGGCTGATGAATTAGTATTAAGGGTTGGTAGTGACGTATCGGAGTTAAAAGAAGGTTTACAGGAAGGACAACAGGCGGTCGAGCAGTTTCAGGATACAGCGAAAGGCGCTACTAAGGCCATGACCGATTTAGGTCAGAAAGGCGCCAAATCTACCAAGGATCTTATTTCAGAATTATCTAAAATTACGGGTGCTGAGAGAAACCTCAGCAATTACAGAAGACAGTTGGCCCAGATGACTAAGGACATTCAGGACTTGACTGTAAATTACCGTAATTTATCAGATGCCGATAAAAATTCTGATATCGGCAAACAGACACTTCAGAGAATAAATGAGTTAACCAAGAAAGCCAGCGAATATAAGGACGCTGTTTTGGACGCGCAGCAGGCCATTAAGGTACTTGCTTCAGATACGGCTAACTGGGATGCTGCTAAACAAGGTATACAGGCTCTTTCAGGTGCCCTTCAGGGTATCGTATCAGTAGGTGTTCTCGGTCAGAAATCCACAGACGATTTAGTAAAGGTTATAGCTAAATTACAGGCCGTTGAAAAGGGTTTCAACGGTGTTATAGCCGTAACAAATGCTTTACAGAAGCAGAGCGCTTTAATGCAGGGTATAATGCGTATTCAGACAGCTGCATTGACTAAGGCTACAGAGATTCAGACAGGAGCGACTGTAGCTCAGACCATTGCACAGAAGGCCATGAATTTAGTTGCGAAGAGTAATCCATATTTATTGCTTGCTACCGCCATACTTGCGGTAGCCGCAGCTGTAGGTACATGGTTAGCTGTAAGTAAGAGAAATGTCGGTGTTCAGAAAGATTTAGCCGAAGCACAGGAAAACGTTAATAAGGCTTTAAAAGATTCTCATGAAGAATCAGGTAAGACTATTGCTAAGTTCGTATTACTTGAAAGACAGTATAAATCACTTAAATCAGAAGCTGAGAAACAGACTTGGATTAACAAACACCAAGAAGAATTCAAAGACTTAAACCTTGCTATTACTGATGTAAATGACGCTGATAACATCTTTATTAATCGTGCAAAGGATGTTATCAAGGCTATGAGACTTCGTGCAGAAGTATCTGCAATGATGACACAATATCAAGAGGAATACGCAAAGGCATACAAGAAATCTCTTGAAATCGAAGAAGGCAGACAGTCTTCATTTATGTCTTCAGGTTCATTCAGAAGTGATTGGAGAAAAGCCGGTTTAACAGAAGGTGATTATACACATACAACAACCACCATGCAGTCAACGGCCGGTGCTTATTCTCAAAGTGTTTATTCATTAACCCCTTCTGGTATTCAGAAGATGAAGGATTACTGGAAGAGACAGGGTGAAGCATCAATGGAAGCATTCAACGAAGGTATGGCAGGTACCATTACCTTGATGGAACAAAAGCTTGCTGAAGCTGAAAAACTTGAGAACAGCTTACCTCAGTATAATCCTGGCGGTAACAACAACGGCGGTAACAACAACGGTAAACCTGAACCTGCTTATAAGAACGAGATTAACCTCCTTGAACAACAGAATGCGGCTTTGGAGGAACAGAAGAAGCTTGTTGAACACCTTTCAGACGAATGGAAAGAATTAGATAGACAGATAGAGGAAAATAAGAGAAAGATTCAGGAACTTAAGGAAGAAGAAGAAGCCTGGAGACGTTCTCAGAACAGAACACAGTTTACACCTATTCAGCCTCTTCCTACAATACAGGGTAAGGTTGAATATTCAGGCGGCAATACCATTAAACCGAGGGTAATTCCTCCTACACCTCAGGAACTTAATAAGTTATATCAGGACGCATGTTCTAAGGCCGGTGAAATAGCCGACTGGGTAAGGATAGGCGTTATTGATAAGGACAAGGGTAAGGAGATGATTGAAGGTATTCAGCAGACCGTTAAGGATGCCGGTATAACCATTGATATTCCTGTAAATATAGACGCTGAATCACTTGACAATTTAAGGGGTAAGATTGAGGCTTGGACAGACGTATTCTCAGCACCTATAAGTGCAATTAACAGTATTAAATCCGCTTTCGACAGTCTTCAGGAAACTATGGAAGATCCTGATGCAGATGGTTGGGATCAGTTCTTCGCGGTATTCCGTGTAGGTGAATCAATAATGCAGGCAGTATCAACGGCATTAGGTGTTGTGGCTACGATTACTGAACTTCTAACCGCAGCCAAGAGAAAGAACACCCAAGCTACTATTGCAGATACAACGGCGGAAGCCGCTTCAATAGGAGTTAAGGAAGCATCAGCCGGCGCTTCTATAACAGAAGGTGCAGCAGAAGGTCTTTCAGCTGCTACAAAAGGCGCCAAATCAGTTGCAGATATTCCTGTCGTAGGTTGGATACTTGCGGGTGTTGCATTGGCTACTTTGATTGCAGGCGTTATTGCAGCAGTATCAGCAATTAAGGGATTCGCAGAAGGTGGTATCGTAGGCGGTAATTCTTACTACGGCGATAAGATTCTTGCAAGATTGAATTCAGGTGAACTTATTGTTAATCAAAGAGACCAAGAGAAATTATGGAAGCAGATGAATTCAAGTCCCGTAGTTCAGAATACATACCAGCCTGCAGGGGTAAACGGTAAGGTAGAGTTTGTAGTAACAGGTGATAACCTTGTCGGAGTACTTGAAAATTACAATAAAAAAATGAATAACATATAATGAATTTTTACGGTTATTTCAATAACAGGGAAGGAACACATTACGGTATAGAAATCAGTACGCCTACAGGCGCTCAGGAGGTCGACTTAATGTTAAGTGACAGTCCTGCAACATTAAAGACTTCTTCAAGGGGTCTTTTTTCTCCTATCAAATCACGTTCATTAACTGTCGAGATAGTATCAAAAGATTATTATTTTGACCTTTATGAACCTACTTCAAGGGGTACTCATGTAAAGCTTTTTGAGTTCGAGTATCAGGAAGGTCATGAAGGTGACGTAAACCATATCAATATAATCAGGAATTACTTCTTCGGTTATCTTAAACCTGTATCTTATTCACAGGACTTCACTTATTTGGATAAGATTCAGCTTGAAGCTGTTGACGCAGTATCTACATGTAAAGATTTTAAATGGGACAATAACGGCCAGTATAATTCATTATTGGATATTCTTTTAAGCATATTGAAACCAGCCGGTTACAGGGGTGATTTATATATTCCTGCCGATTATACACATATAAATACAAATGCCATTACTGAAACGGTAGCCGACAAGTTATTCGTATCAAGTACAAACTTTCTTGACGATAACGAAGAAAGGACTCCTTGGACACAGTATGAAGTACTTGAAGAGATATGTAAATTCATGTGCTGGTCATTGGTTCCTGACGGTGATGATATATGGTTAATTGACTACAGGGCAGAGAATTTAGGTTCCGTTAAATATTATAAATATGATATACAGAGTTCAGAATCAAATGGTTATTATGATTCACCTGCATCATTGACTGATATAACAGTAGACAATATGGCTCCGGGTAAGTCAAAGATTGATATCGATGATATTTATAACAAGATCGAAGTATCGGATAATCTTTATAAGATAGATGAAATCAGTCCCGATATCTTCGACGACGATACGCATATTTCTATTACAGAAGAGAAAGATTTAGGTGCAGATAAATCAAAATGGTCAACGGTAAGAAGAAGAAAATTCTTATGGTGGGAATGGGACGATAACAAGGAATATCTTGAAGGTACAGACTATCAGACCTTATGTAGGTTGAAACCTGAATCAGGCTGGGTACACAAGTATTATAACATGTCAGACGGTTCATATATCGGTAGTTCAGATAATCCTTTATATGAAGAAGGTTATTACAGCGCCGCAACTGCTAATAATCCTAAGCAGAGACCTTGGAAAGGAAATAAGACCATTCAGACGGTTAACACACACTGCTGTTTGTTACAGCATTACGCTTATGTAGATGAATCACATCCTAACAACGTGCCTAGCACTATCGACTGGTCGGATATACTTACTTTCTTCATTATGGGGCCTACTATGGAGAGTATACCTCTTGCTCAGATTCATACAATGGAACATCCTGTATTAGAATATACCATACCTGAAATAATTCAGTGGAAGCCTTCTACGGGTAAATCATGGATCACGATTAAAGGTTCATTATTCTACCAGGGCAGATGTGAATACAAAGACGGTAAGAAGACCAAGGTACTTACTATCATTAATTCTGACGAAGGATGGTATGCTACTACTCCTATCGACAAATCAATGTCAAACGTACCTAATGATATAAAGGTAGGCGGCTGGTTTTCAGTAAGAAGTGAAAGTGATCCTAATTATGGTAAGGGATTCCAGATGTGGAAGATGAAACTCCAGGTAGGAGACAAGTACTGGAATGGTACAAGCTGGACCTCAACTGAATCAACATTTTATCTTAACTATAACAATAATCCTGACAATGAGGGTGACGAATATGTACCTGCATTTACATGGATGGACGTTGTAAGTAACACTACATATAAGGACCAGGTAGGAGAAGACTGTTATGCAATTCCTATCGACAGTGAGAAGCTTTCAGATCCTTCATTCGGTTCATTGAAGCTTACTATATATTCACCTTTGATGTTTCCTCTTGAATTGATTAATGGATTGAATCAATACTTTCCTGGTGCCGCTGTATCATTCGGTACAGGCTGTATACCTGTAATATTCTGTAAGGATTTCGAATTAGGTTATGTTTATACCGATACATCCGTATGGTGGAACAACCACGACGATTCCAATACTACAGACAAGGTATATATCGGTTATATAGACGACGACTATGTGCAGGATTTCGACGGTCTTACATGTAAGATTAACACATCCATTAAAGACAAACCTATTTCAAGGAGTTATGTATCTACAAACAACGGATACCTTGCTTCATTGAAGCATGTAGCGGGAGATACTGATAAAGAACAGGAATACAATATAGTAGACCTTTACCTTGACCACCATTCAGACAGAAAGGTAATATATAACAGAAACATGAAAGGTTATTTCAAACCTTATCAGAAATTCTCAAAACCAGGAAACAATGACGGAGAAGGAGAACTTGACGGTACTTTTATGATTGATACTCAGTCATTTGATTTCAGAGAAAATAACAATAAAATTAAGTTTATAGCATTCTAATGGCAAATCAGAGAATATATAACGTTTACGACCGTAACAAACAACCAAGAAACAAATACGGTATCATATACGACAAGGATGTAATAGGCGGTACCAGTATATATAATTCATCTAACAACCAGGTAGGTGTTGAGATGTCTTCACTTCCCGACTTCAGGGGTGCTACACGTACGGAAGACGGTGTTAGGGGTATAGTACCTTCACCACTTGCCGGACAGAATACATGGTTCTTACAGGGTGCAGGCGGATGGACAAGGATACCTGCATTCGAGTGGATTACCGATTTTCCTGAGTCAGACGGTCTTGAAAAAACAGGTATACAGGTAAACGGAGACTTGAACGTTACTGATACGCTTACTACAATGAACCTTGAAGTACAGGGCGCCGCCCATTTCTTTGAGCTTATTGTCGATAAGGTAAAGGCCCAGGGAGGTACAATACTTGTTTCTCCTTCCATGTTCCAAGTAGATTTCGTAGGAGGATCTGTAAATTATAATATATTTGACGCTTCTGACAATAATCCGCTTATTAACCTTATTTCTTCACGTGCGGATATATATAATATATTGACAGCCAATAATGTAGAAAATATCAGATGCAGAAGGTTATGGCAGAGGAAAGACGACGGAAACAAGGCTATTAAGAATGAGTGTCAGATCGGCGACATGATGCGCTGTAAGTCATTTAATATTGATCCGGACGTTTACAGGAATGTAGGTAACAAAGACTATTGGACATTCGTATGCAACACAAGTGAAGGTGAATATACAGATTATGAAGGAAACTCTTATCCTGCTTTCTATATAGACATAGCCTATACTTTAAGGGACGTAAACGGACATAATTATCCTCTTGGTACGATATTGTTCGCAGACGGTTCAACACCTGTTTATCCTAAGGGATATACAGAGATTACGGACGCATTAGAGCTTAAGGTTACTTCACAAGAAGCCCTTGACGGTACAAGCAACATAGAATGGCCTGAATACTTTGAAAACTCTGAATGGACTTCCATTATGGAACAGGTAATCAAAATCAGAGGACTTGACGACCAGGTTTATGACATTACAGGCAAACAGGCTTCAGATAACCTTTATGACAGTAACGCCTATGTAGAACAGGCACAGCAGATGTTGAATACTGCCCTTACAGGTGAAACAGTAGAACCTGCAGAAGTAGGAAGACGTTCAGCGGCCAACGTAGCCCAGATGATTATAGACGGTACCTATTCAGATACCGTTGAGGACGATCCTGAAGGCCTTGAATTGACACAGGCAAGAAGCTGGGCCGATGCCGCAAGCGGTATAAACGATGATGCTAAATACGGTCTTAAGGTAAAGAATACCGTTAAGAACAAGATTACCCTTGCTGAAGATACATTCATCGAAAGAAAGTTTATCGTATCAGATGACGTAATAGACGAATCTACAGGTGATATAGTATATCATAAAGGAGACATACTTAATTACGGCGATACCGTTACCAAGGACGTACCTGTAATAGATTTAGACAACGAATTGACGCTTGAAAAGACGGATTTAAGTACTGAAACCGATATTCCTGTAACAGATAAAGAAGCGGATATAATCAATAACGGTACAATAGTAACGGCCGAATCCGGTATGGACAAAGACGTAGACGCTGGTGTCAATACAGATTATTCACAGAAGACGCAGTGGCAGTTCGGTTATGTAGGTTATTATCCTGAATTCATCCTTTCAGAAGGCGATTCACTTGCCTGTCTCGGTCATATGTACGATGAGTCAAGACAGAACGCTATTTTGATTTCATCAACAAAACCTTTAGATCCGGAACTTATTGCACCTTGTATCGGTCAGTATTCACATATAGACCAGTTCAGCGGTATTTCAAGGTTCAGACAGACCTGTATCGCGTCTAACGGTAACGAGTTTATTGGTTCATTCTTAGTTAATTACAACAATACTTATGTTGATATCAATGAAAGAATAAACATGATGATAATGGACGTTAAGAGCGGCCTTGAAGCTGTCGGTATTCATCTTGACGGTGAAAATTCTACCATTACGTTAGTAGGTTCAGTTGATTTAAGACAGCATTCCGGTGGTTCATATGATACACTTAATTTATATGACAACCTCGGTACGAAGAGAGTAGAAATCACTCCTTTCAATATACCGCAGAAAGGCAGCTCAGAAAGTCAGATAGACGTATCTAACAAACCTTTCAATTACATATATGACTGGAAGACAGCTAACAGGGAATATATAACATATGATAGATGGAAAGACTGGGACGGTCCTTTCTGGTACAGCTGGGTATATAAATACGAGCTTGACAACTATATCGTTTACTTCAATACAAGCGCCAATTTAGGATACCTTGAAGCAGGTACGTCACTTGACTTAAGGGACCTTCTTATTAACCTCAACATCAACACATGGCTTTGCGGCAGGATGTGGGACGCTACAAGGGGGCTTAACAGACAATATATTACTTCATTCAGCTGGACCCTTAAGAAGAACGGCGTTGGCGTAAGTACAGGCACTGCCACACCGAGAACGTCAGGTGACAACAGCGCAGCTATAGTAATATCACTCAGTGAAATACTTGACGACTATACAGTACAGTCATCAGGTACATATACGCTTGACATCAATTTCGGTTATAAAGTATACGCCTATGTAGCATGCGGTTATTACTATGAGAACTTTTACTACAATGTAGAATGTAGCCTTACAGGTACAGTTAAATCACATATAGACAAATCAAGCGGCGCTTCCGATTCAGGAGGACACAAGCTTACAATAGGTACAAACGGTATCGAATTAGTAAACAACAACTCCAGATGGCTGTATGCGGCCGACGACGCGTTCGAGCTTGCATGGGACGGTAATTATATTACCATGGACAACACAAGGGGCCTTTATATACAGAAAGCCGCACAGTCAGTAAACAACGACAAACAGCTCGGACTTAAGAACGAAATAATATTCTGTGAGAATACGCTTCCTCATTCAAGCTATACCGTAACACTTCCGGATCCTATACAGTTCGGTAAGTTCAGGGAAATTACCATTCTCGGCTGGGTAAATTCAGACGGTTCCAAACTTACCATAGCCGCTAAGGGAAACGGTAAGATAGAAGTAAACTTCAACGGATACCAGGAATTATCATCATTCAATTTCGGTGTAATAGGCGGTCCTGTATGTTCATGTACTTTAATGGCCACCGATACGGATAGATGGAGAATTATAAATATGACTTAAACGGATATGAATAAATTATTTGTAATCATAGATCCAGGGCACGGTGTAAACACGCCTGGAAAGAGAAGTCCTGACGGACAGTTCAGGGAATATCAGTGGAACAGGGATTTCGCCAAAATGTTGTCAGACAGACTTCATGAAATAGGTATTGACAACGATATAATAGTACCTGAAGAAAACGACGTTACGTTGAAGGCGAGATGTGACAGGGCCAATATACTTGCAAAGACGCTTAAGTTCAACAACATCGATTCAATCTATGTTTCAATACACGTAAACGCTGGTCCAGGTAATACATGGAGCAACGCTTCAGGCGTTACAACACATGTATATAAGGACGGTTCTTCTAAGTCAAAGGCCTTAGGTAAGATTTACGCGGATAACGCCCATATGATGCAGCTTGAAGGCGACAGGTATATACCTCAGACGGGTTATTTTGAATGTAACTTTTATGTATGTAAACATACCGACATGCCTGCTGTTTTGGTCGAACACATGTTCATGACGAACAAGGAAGATATTAAGTTTTTGGAGTCAGAAGAGGGCAAGAAATCTTTGATTCAATTACATGAAACTTCTATTTTAAATTATATGAAAAAATATAATTACGCCGTATAAATGGATTTACTTGAAATACTAAACAAGATACTGGTTACAAAGAATGAAATCAAGGATATCTTAGGTGAAAACGATAATATCGCCAGATATTCTGTTTCTATACATAACATGCTTGCAAAGTCATACAACGCCGGCTGGAGGGAAGGTTACCATGACAGATGGTATACTTTGACCGGAAACAGCCGCTGGCTTGCGGGTCCTCAGGATTTATTGGATTACACGGTAAACTACACGCATTACGACAAGTTCACTACTGAGATACTTACTGACATTATGAGGGATGTACTCAACTACAGGCTTATAATGAAAGATGAAATGAACGTGTACATCGAACCTGACATAGCCGACAATTTCGAACAGTATCCTGATTACTTAAGGGGTATAATAGAACAGGTAGAAAGTATAGGACTTCAGGACGGTAAAGACGCCGCCGACGACGCCTATGAAGGTGCTTCGGAAGTAGAAGTACCTGTACTTACCTATGTTGACAATACTTTCTCCATTACGACATCTCAGACGGAAGCCTTGATTTATTTCAGTCTGGGTGAGAACGGTGTCCCTACATTATATACTGGTCCGGTTATCATATCAGAATCAGAAGATATTTATTACTGGGGCAAACTCGGACGTTCAGAATCACCTAAACAGATTTATTCTGATCCTGAAATTACAGAATCAGGTAATATAGCTTTCGTATTTCCTCCTGACATCTATCAGGACAATAATAAATTATACATATCTACATCCACTTCAGGCGCTTCTATACAGTACAGCATCGACGGAGGCGACTGGAACGTATATTACGGTCCAGTACTTGTAACCGCTTCCATGTCAAACATCAAGGCGATGTGCGTTAAGAACAACGAATATTCCAAGTACAACAGCTTGTCTATTTCACATGACGCCGATATCGACAGTTTAAGACCCGCTAACGTATACTGTACTTTCGCCACTACGGCTAACGGTGCAAACGTTACGCTTACCTGCGCTACGGAGAATGCAAGGATATTCTATTCAGTAGACGAATCAGACGGTTATTACAGGGAATACAGCGATACTTTCGAAGTAGAGAAAAGATATTTCATCATATACGTTTATTCTTTGAAGGACGGTTATTATTCAAAGATGAAACTCGTTTACAGATACGGCGCCGATTCAGATACGACCGTACCGGCCGACGTACAGTTCATCGAAGAAGGTACAAAGGTTACTTTATACTGCACCACTTCAGGTTCCAAGGTATGGTACAGAAGAGGTTCAGTAGGAAGCTATACGGAAGGTTCTTCTAACGCTATTACATTCAATTTGTCTGAAAGGACAGACTTATATGCATATTCCGTAAAGAACAACGTAAATTCAAGGAATATAACGACTTATACATACTGGCCTAACGGAAATACAACGGAAGGCAAGCCTGCTAAACCCGTTATCGTACAGGAAAACAATACAATTACCATTTCATCAGATTTCGAAGTAAGGTATACTTTGGACCAGTCAGATCCTAGAAGCTACGGCGTTACATATAATCCCGCGCTCGGTATAACCATAACTGAATTTACAGTCGTTAAGGCAGCCGCAATCAACAGAGGAGTTTATTCAGACGTGGCTACCAAGTCCTGTTCTTATTACGATGAAGCAGGCGGTGGTTCAGGAAGTGAATACAACGGACAGAATCCTGGTAACGGCGCAGATACAGATGAACCTTTCGTAGACGGTAACTGGTTCAGTATCAAAGGTATAACAGCGCTTTCATTTGAAGGTACATTATATTATGCGGCTGAAAGTTATCCTTATTGGAGAAGTTCAGGATCACAACTTATTAACGGTCTTGATATGAACGTCAAATACTTCTTCAAAGGAAGCGTATCCAAGTTTACGGGATTCACGGGACAGGCCGTTATAGCCGGCGACGTAAGCACCGTTAAGGGTAACGCCATCGGTAAGGAAGACTTGAATTATTCCGGTCTTTTCAGGGGATGTACAAACCTTGTAAACGCTTCAGGTATTACGGTTAATATATCAAACATGCCGAACGGAATGATGCAGGACATGTTCAACGGATGTACGGATTTAAGGGAGGCCGCTTTCACGATCAACACAGATACCGTATCAGAAAACGGTATGACAAGGATGTTCTACGGATGTTCAAAGCTTGAAGGAGGTCCTGTATACGATTTCGAAACGGTTAAGTCTTCCGGTATGGCATCTGCCTTCCAGGACTGCGTAATGCTTGCATCAACAGGTAACTTGAATCTTATAAGCGCCGGTTCAAGCGCTTTCATATCCTGTTTCAAGAACTGCAGAAGCCTTACTTCTATAAGGATACAGACACCTGCCGGTACGGCACTTCCTAGGGTGTTCTCAGGCATGTTCGAAGGATGTACTTCACTTGAAGACGTCCATAACAGCCTTTTCAGATATGAAGCGATGGGTATGAGCTCTTGTGAAAGGATGTTCTACGGCTGTTCAGCACTTAAGAACGTATTTCCTTTAACCGCTTCAGAACTTGCCGAATCATGTTATTTAAGCATGTTCGAAAACTGTACTTCACTTATGACAGCCCCTGTAATCGGTGCAAGTACGCTTGCAAGGAACTGCATGAATTCAATGTTCAAGGGATGTACCAATTTAAGGACAGCCCCTGACCTTGACGTAGAGAACGTATCAGGTATGACCTCATGTTATGCGAATATGTTCGAAAACTGTACTTCACTCTGCTATATCAAGGCTATGTTCAAGAATACGCCTAACGGAAACTTCAGCGCAAACTGGGTAAGGAACGTAGCTGCGGAAGGTACTTTCGTAGTGAACAAGGAAGCCAACTGGCCTAACGGCAGCAATGCATTCGGCGTAAACGCCATTCCTACGGGATGGACCGTAGTAGGCGCCGCCGTAGTAGGTAAAATTAATGATATATGGAGCCAGGACGGTTACTGTTATATTTCCGCTTCAAACGGAGACGAAATCTGGTATCAGGTTACGGATAATGCCCCTGTAACTGATACCCAGTACCTTACCAACAGATATACCGAGCCGTTCAAGCTTTACAGGGAATGTTACGTATCGGCAGCATGTAAGAATTCAGACGGTGTTTTCGGTTCAATTTATTCAGAACTTATAAATCCTGGTTATCCTAACCTCGTAATCGTACAGAGAAGCGGAAGAATCCAGATTACTACCGGTACTGATTTCACTTATGACAATATACAATACCAGGTATGCCAGTACGGTACCGATACCGTAGTAACTGACTGGACCATGTACACGCAGCCTTTCTCTATCGACCAGGACAGAAGGATAAAGGCGAAGGGATTCATCAACGGCGTTGAGGTAACAACCACCGTACAGGACCTATATTATGATTCCACTTCTCCTGTAATCGAATTCCTTATCAACTATAATTCAGACCATACCTCAATACTTAAGATATGGTGCAATATGTCTTATCCTAACGCTTCAGTATGCGAGGGATTATATTATAAGATTAACGACAACAATGACGATGATCCTGACACCGCCCCTTCAAGCTGGACTGAATATTCTTCAGCCTTCGAAGTAACAAGCTATATAGACGCTACGCACGAGAAGGTAACGGTAACGGGTATCGCCAAGGTATCAAAGAACGGAAGCTATATCTGGTCTTCAAAGAACAAGCAGGAAATGCACAGGGGTACCACGGAACAGCTTGCCGATCCTGTATTCGTACAGATTTCACAGAGCAACAACGTAATTCTTGAATACCAGAACGAACAGTATGAGACATGGACTGATCCTGACGTCGTTATCGAATACAAATATAATTTGGGCGGTAATATAAGACAGTACGCGCAGACATTCAATTTAAGCGATTCAGGCGCCTATTCAGAGCAGGACATACCTGTTTACGGCCGTGCAAGGGTAGGAAACGTAAGGACCGACTGGGTGCTTTATATTCTTCATTACAACCCTGCATACGTACACTATGACATACTTGATCCTGAAGTATACGCGGAACTTGATTCGGTTACCGGCAAGGTAATGGTTCATATGAACAACGCCACTGAAAATCCTGCATACTATACCGTACAGAATTACTGCAAGATTCAGGTTACCGGTTATGACGCTACCGGATTAAGGCCTTCAGGTACATATTACGGACAGTATTCATTATATAACAACGCTTTCGAGCTCGATTCACACGTAGTCAAGTTCATTGTATGGGGTAAGTCAAAACTCAATAACGACTGGTCAAATGAAGTATCAAGCATTGAATATGATATCAAGGAAGACTTCGGCATAGCATGGGACAGCAGACCGGTACCTCAGGTTACAGTAGCAGCCGCGGATAACAAGGTTACAATCACATGTCCTTTCGACGTAGAGCCTACTATGTATATCGCAGATACAAAATGGGGTCCAGGAGCAGTAGACGAAACAAAATACGATACTGAAAGACTTGTAACCGTATTCAGCTTTGGTAGAATAGGAACGGGCGTATATTCAGGTTATCTTGACACTCACCTTGCTTCAGGTACTGTCTATGTAAGATACCAGTATGAAGGAATCTGGTCAGCATACGCTTCCGTAAACTATACGAACAATACAGTACAGCCTCTTGTAGCACCTTCCGTTACATGTGAATGGGACAGAAACAAACAGGCATATATCCTTTATGTAAGGAACAATACCAACGACGGTGTAATACTCAAATACAGGATGGAGAACTGCGTATGGTCAGGCGGCGTAATCGATACCCATAAATACGATAATCCTAAGGCGGCAGGACTTTACGGGGATACGGTAAGCGAATACCTTATCGAATCAGACATCATCGGTATAACCGTTTATGATCCTAACAACACAAACCAGGTAAGGGAATCAGCGCCTCTTCATTTCATCAATGAACATTATACAGCCCTTCCTGAACCTCAGATATTGCTTATTGAGAAAACCAATAACGATGCAATCAAGGTAACCAACAGGAACAAGCTTGCTACCAACTACTGGAGATGCAGGGACGGTATATGGAATCCTGGAGCGGTAAACCCTCATAAATACGACGACTGGATGGTCGCTTTCACAACAGATAACGATTTGGATACCGATTTATTAAGCGGCACTATCGAAGCCTATTCCGTATGGGGTTCTGAAAATACGCTTGACAGTATTACGACGTTCGTATATGACAGCGGAAGGACAATCAATGACAATCCTCCTACCGTAACCGTAACACAGGGTACAGGCTTATATAACGTTACCATTACCAACAACGCCGATGCGGCTAATTTCTATAACCTTAAATGGAAGGTGGACGAGATAGAATGGAATCCTGATACCGACGAATTCTGTTCAGCGGACAACTACCAGAAGACAGCAGGCGACGGTTACTGTATCGAGAACCAGGTAAATTCATTCACGTTCACAATCGGTACGGATATAATGACAGGTAAGATAATGGCTTTCTATACCAACGAAACCAACAACGTACAGGTATACAACAGGACTCCTGTTACCGTAATAGACTTTACAAATGCATTGATATCATAATATGAAGCAGACAGTACTTAAGAACATAAACGAAATCATTTCCGTAAAGAACGAGCTTAAGGGAATTCTTAAGGCGGTAGGCGTCGATCCTGGGGATAACTTTGAAACTTATCCTCAGGAATTCGTAAACGCGCTCGAAACGGTTGAAGACTTGACAAATATAATACTTAACGGATAAATATGAATACACTCATAGAAAGTATAAACAAAGTAACCAAGATAAAATCAGAACTTAACAAAATACTTCAGGACAACGGACTTGACGGCGGTGCGGTATTCACCGATTATCCTGATAAATTCAGGGAACTTTTCCGAGTATCCGGTAAGATTACCGAATCCATTTCAGAAGGCTATACCCCTGAATCGGTGAACGTAATAACGGAAGTACCTGATCCTGTCCTCGAATACGACCAGAACATAGTATATATTACCTGCCAGCTTAAAGACGCGGGCATATACTATTGGATTAAGACGGACAGCGGAAACAACGAAGTAGGTACTACGCTCCTTATGAAAGGAAATTCCGTTGTTATGTCCGAATCGGGAACTTTGTTCTGTTATGCCCAGTACAGGGATCAGAAATCAAATACGGTAAGCATTTACTGTCCTGTACAGGAAGTAGTCGTCCCTGATCCTCCAATTATTACAAGGGAAGGTACGACCGTAACGATAGAGAAATTCGGAGAAACAGATGAAATCTATTATAATATCGGTAATGGATATGTTCTTTATACTGAAGCTATTACCGTTGAAAGATATGTTGATGTATACGCTTTCACACAGAATTACAGAGGAAGAAGTAATACAATAATAAACGAAGCGCCGGAGAAACCTGTAGCACCTGAAGTACCTGTAATATCATATACTCCTAACACTATTACGATTACATGTTCTACAACAGGAGCAACCATATATTATAAGAAAGTGAGCGACAAATATTGGACTGAATATTCAAATCCTATAACTATAAGTGAATCAGCTTATTATGTCGCAAAGTCAATGAAATCAGGTTTACAGTCAGAAAGTTCTGAAGCCGTATATTGTGAATATGTAGGTATTCCTGTAGAACCTTCTATAGTTGTATCTGATAATTACGTTTATCTTTCAACCACAACAGCCGGAGCATTTATATATTATAAAATCGGAAGCGGTGAATATAAGTTATATTCATCTCCTATAAAACTTACTGAAACTGTTACCATTACAGCTTATACTGATAAAAGCGGTATAACAAGCAATACCGTATCACAGACATGTACTTATGTCGAACCTGTAACACCTACGGTACCTGATAATCCTGTTATTACATTCAGCAGTAACATAGTAACTATAACATGCGCCACTACTGGTGCAGTAATATATTATTGGACTTCAATTAATGGAGTACCTAATATTTATTCAGGACAATTTGCCGTTACTGAAACGGTTACCGTTTATTCATATTCATCAAAAGACGGATTAAACAGTTCAGTAGTATCCCAGGAATGTGTTTATGTACCTCCTGTAGAGCCTACTACACCTAATGTACCTGTATTCTCATGTAGTAATAACTATGTAACCATTACTTGTTCTACAGTAGGTGCCGTTATATATTACCGTAATATTGATGATTCTTCATTCTCTATATACGGATCTTCATTTCCTATAACAGAAACAACAAGCTATATCGCGTATTCTGTAAAAGACGGTGTTGCAAGCGAACAGACGGAAGTATTTACGGCAACTTATGTACCTGTAGAAAGACCGGCCGATCCTGTAATATCATGTTCAGAAAACGTAGTAACTATTACTTGTTCTACTGCAGGTGCAATGATATATTACAGTATTAATAATTCAGGATCCTGGCTTGTTTACAGAAATCCTGTTACTATCAGCAGTACAGTAACCATATCGGCATACAGTATGAAGAATGATGTAGAAAGTCTTAACAGGGTATCATTACAGTGTGTTTATGTTACACCGATAGAGATTAATTATTTAACTCTTAATATTGTACACGGAGGTTATATATGGCTTTATTCTGTTCACCCAAGTCCAAACAGTACATCAGGGGCAATGCAAACATTTAACTATTATTATAGTATTAACAATGGTCCTTGGACACTTGAAAGAAGTAATGACGGAATAGATTATGGTGGAACAGCATTTAAGATATTGGTATCAGCTGGTGATAAAGTAAGGTTTAAATCATATAGATGGTCAGACGGTACTACATATCAAAGTCAGAATGAATCATGTTGGTACAGATTCGGAAATTCATATGCTACTACATTTAATGTTGAAGGTAATCCTATGTCTTTGATAGATGATTCTTGGGGATGGGAAAACCTTCCGTTCAGAATTAACGGATTATTCAGATCTTGTACAGGTGTATTATCATGTGAAGATATGGAACTTCCTTATACAATACTTTGTGAAAATTGTTATGAATATATGTTTAACGGATGTACAAATCTTACTACACCTCCTGAACTTCCTGCAACTACATTAGCCGATTCATGTTATTCGAATATGTTCTACGGATGTACTTCATTGACAACTGCACCTTTCTTACCTGCTACAGAACCGGTACATTACTGTTATTCAAATATGTTCGCATATTGTACTTTACTTAATTCTTGTGAATGTCTTTTACATTATTTGAATGATTATTGTACTTACAACTGGCTTGACCATGTATCATCAACAGGTATTTTATTAAGGAGCAGATTATATACAGGTACGTCATGGCCTACAGGTATAAGTGGTAGACCTTCTGGATGGACTGAAATGATATCACCTTATCATAATAATTAAATAAGATAAAAATTTAGAATATAGGACTTTTCAGGAAAAAATTCTAAGATTTATCACTCGAAAAGTCCTATATTTATATATAAAGATATGATAGAATCACTATAAAATCATGATTTTACGTAAATGGAAGATTCTAACGGACTACAAAAAACATTTAAAGAATGTATCTTAGAGAACCTCTGGTTCAAAATTTTATCTTTCTCTTCTATCGCATTGGTATTCACGTCATTATTATTACCTCCTTTGGGCGCCATCGATCCGAGCGTAGTATCATCAACCGGTGAGCTTTTAGGATGGGGTGCATTATTCACGGTAATTAAAGCTATCGATAAAGGTAAGGGAATATCAGTTAAACACGGCGCAACAGAAGTAGAAGTAAGAAAACAAGAAGAAATAGATAACGAAGAAAACGATGATCAATAACAGATTAGGAACTGACATAACGATTAACTGGCCTATAACTATAGATGGTGAAGAAAGAGACTTATCACAACTTGACCTTACCTTATACCTTATCTGCAACAGATACAAGAAAGAACTTCCATTCACTACGGAAGACAATACGCTTACATTTACTTTTTTCGGAAAAGACCAGAAAGTATGGGGTGATTACGACCTCATGCTTGTACTTAACGAGGGTAAGGAAGAACAAGTAATCCTTGATAATAAAAAAGCATTTAAATTATATATATAATGATAACTTATTCAACACCATATACACTTGCCAGCGGAAATATTTCGACAGAAAATGTATATTCTGTTGAAAGTGAGCAGATGATAGCCTACACCTATAATGTGGGCTATTACGATGATACTAAGATTAAACAGAGACTTTCATTGCTTGAAGGCGAGGTAAGCGATCTACAGAGAGACGACGAAGGATTCAACAGAAGGCTCAGTTTGATAGAAGGAAACTATGTGACAAAACCTGAATTCAACCAGCTTGAAGACAGGGTTACTACTCTTGAAACTGTCCCTGTAGGTCTTGATTCAGAGACAATGGACGAAATCTTAAACGACTAATATTAAAAATATACAATAACATAAAATGGCAAATCCAACATTATATGATAACTTTACCAGAGTAAAGAACTGGGCAGTTGAAAAATTTGCAGATAAAGAACAGCTCGCATACACCCTTGCTGACGTAGCTTTCTCAGGTGATTATAATGATTTAATCAACACTCCTGATTTAAGCTCTTATGCTACGAAGACCGACTTAAACGCTTATGTATCTCAGACAGCCCTTGAAGGAATGAGCTATGCTACAACGACCTATGTAAGTGAAGCAATAGCAGCTATTCCTGGTGTAGATTTAAGCGCATACGTAACAAAGGATATGTTATCAGCACAGAGCTATGTAACAAGCACTGCTCTTGAAAGCATGGCTTACGCTACTACAGCCTATGTAATGGATAAGGTAAACGCTATCATCGACGGTGCACCTGCAGCACTTGATACATTGAATGAACTTGCCGCAGCCATCAACGACGATGCAAACTATGCAGCTACCGTTACGACAGCCCTTGGTACCAAGGCAAATGCCGCAGATGTTTATTCTAAGACCGATATCCAGAACATGGGTTATATCAGCTCAATTCCTGCTGAATATATAACAGATTCAGAATTAAGTGCATGCGGATACCTTACTTCTATTCCAGCAGAATACATCACAGATTCTGAACTTAGTGCATGCGGATATGCAACAGCTTTAACTCAGGCTCAGATGGATGTTTTATTCCCAATTTCAAATTCATAATTCAATAAACTATGCCAACACTATATGATAATTTTTCACAAGTAAGACAATATATAAACCAGGAAAAACCTGATTTGACCAGCTATGTGACTAAGACAGAGTTGGCTAACGCAAGTTATGTTACAAGTGACACATTAAATTCATATCTTACAGTTCCACCATCAATTGTATCAAATCCAACTGTGCCATATACAATATATAGATGGGGTCTTAGTGCAAATAATCAGTATCATTTTATTTATCCAAATGCAATATCTTATACAAATATAATTTCAACAGATACAAATGCATGGGCAAGTGTTGGTACAGTTAGAAATTATGTAGAAGGTAGAATTGCCGATATTGAAAGTTCTTATGCAACAACTACATATGTAGTTGATTATGTAGCAGCGCATGGTGGAGGTGGAAGTACTGTAATTGATGAAAACATAATTCCAAAAGAGAATAATACATATACTTTAGGAGATGTAGACCATTTATATAATGCTGCTTATACAAGTAGAGTAAAAGTTGGAAATAATTCTCAAATATATAATGATGGTGGCGGTATCACATTTTCTGTAAATAATAATAACGGTATAAGAATGGGTGGCTCTACATTTTATCCTAAAACTAACAAAGGTTATAGTAATGGTAGTTCTACTAATTTATGGAGTGCAACTTATCAAAGATATTCATATTTAGGTACTGGTGTAAGATTATATTCTGAAAGTAGTGATTCAAGCAATGATTTAGCTATAGATTTTGGTGGAGTATCTTACTACTTTATGAACAGTACTAGATTTGCTCCTAATGGTTCTGATAATGATAATAAACTAAGTTTAGGAACCAGTGATAGAAGATGGTTGAACACATATACAACAAATCTCTATGCTGATAATCTTTATACATACTCACTTACAAAAATCTATTCAACTTCAAATTATAATATAAGTTTCAATTTGAATGGAACTAATAGATTTCAAATGGACACTATTGCATTCTTTCCAAGTAGTAATAATACTAGAAATTTAGGTACATCAGCATTAAAGTGGGCTGCAACTTACACAGCAAATCTCTATGTTGATAATATCCACAACTTCAT